CCGTTCAGCTTCACCGTCATGGTGTCGACCGCCGCGCCTGCCACGACCCTCTGCACCGCCGTAACCGGATCCCAGTAGTCGAAGAAGCTGAAACTCGGCAGCTGTTCAGCCAGACTGTACGTTGTCGTCTGACCCAGCGGAGCATTGAGCGGGGGCGCGGCCGAAAACGGCGCATTGACCGTCACCATCGTCGGATTCACCACCGTACTCACAAACCGGATTTCGCCGCCTGAAGTAATCGCCTGCCCCACGGCCAGTCCGTGCGGCGTTGCGAACACAACGGTTGAGGTCGTCGAACCCGTGGCCGCCGTATTGCCTGCCCACAGCGATCCGGGCGCACCCATCGCCGACTCAAACAGCGGACCGTGCGATGGCAATGTCGTCGGGTCCGGCCAGTCCCTCATATAAGAGGTTATGTCGAACGACGTCTGCAGCCGCATTCCCACAGGAATTCCCTGCCACGTCCGGCTTCCCGTCTTATCGAGGCGCTGACTCCTGGCGCGCTGCTGCTGTGCTGTCAGCTTCACGGCGGGAATTCTGTTGCCGGGCGCGATCGCCGGCACCTGTCCATACGCCGCCTCGCGTCCCACATACCAGCGGTTCGCGGTTGATGAAATGTATGCCATCGCTTACCTGGAGACCTCCACGTCGAATCCCACCTTCGCCACCTGCAGAAAGTTGTTCCCGCCCCGCACCACCTGCGCGTAGCTCACTTCGTACCCCCCCGCATAGAAGAAACCCGATCCCCAGTCGCCCCGTGAATCGTCCAGCAGCGCACAAACCGCGTCCGCATAAACCTCCGCGTTCGCCTGCAGATTGCTCAGCTTGTCCTGCGAATACCGCGCCTCCACCACCACATGCGCCGTTCCCGAAAACTGCCGGAATTTCTCCTTCAGCGTGTTCGCAACCTTGTCGCAGTAGACCAGCATCAGCGGATACTGCACGTACCCGGTTTTCTCGCTGATGTCCACACTCGCGTTCATCGCTACAATCGACCGCACCCCGACCGCCTCCAGACTGGAATCGTTCTCCACCAGCGCGCCGATCCTCACATTTGCTCCGTCCGCGGTCGACGTCAGCATCGACACCACAATCGAAGTCAGAGTCCCGCTCACCCCCGCCATACGTCAACCCCTCAGCATCGTCCGCACAATCGGACGCATGAAATCAGGATGTTGTCCGTTCCCCGGCAGTCGTCCGCCCGCCATCTGCCCCGGAACATACAGATACCTCGCCGAAACCGGAAGCATGACATCGTTCTGCAGCGGCATTTCTGTCAGCACCGTTCCGGCGTACACATTGAACCCAACCGCATTGACCGGCGCATTGCTCACCCCGACCGTCATCAGGTTCCCGTCCTGCACCGTGATCGACGCAGGGGCCGACGGCGCACTTTCCTGATTTGTCGAGTTCACCCACGTGACGCACGCGTAAAACGTCCCCCCGTTTTGCGGGCCCGGCGTAGTCGCCAGTTTCGGCGACGTCGCCCGCATCACAGGATCGCTCACCAGTCCGAACCCGCTGGCGATGAAGTTCTCGCGCGCATCTTTCGCCAGATTCGCGTACTCCTGCCACTTCGCCTGATAGCGATCCGCGAGCTGGCTGAAATACGCATCCCGGTACACCAGCGCCAGCGCATGCATCGCCTCCCACCGCTTCAGCGGCGGCGTCACCACGATCTGCCCGATATGCAGAGTCGGCGCCCATACCAGCTCCAGCGTCGGTCGCGGCCGGTTCAGCCAGAGCTGCAAATCGGTCTGAATCTCCTCCACCGCCAGCCGCAGTTTCGTCGTTACATCGATATTGGTTCCCAGCGCCACATCCAGCAAACCAGCGTCCTGATTCGTCAGGTCGTCGATCGTGCAGGCCGGACCATCCACGAATAGCGCCATCCTCAGCTCCGTTCTTTCGGCTTCTTGAGTTCCTGCGATGGAATCACCATCACCTGCACGCGCCGGGCAGCCTGTTCCTGTTCTTGTGCCTCTCTGGCTGCGCGATGACCGTCATGGAAGTCGTGCGCTTCTTCCGCCGTCGCGAGGCGCGCGCCCGACTCCGCGATAAGCCTCGCCGCCGTGCGGCGCGATGCCTCCGTGCACACACCGGCCTTCCCTCCCTCCGGTGTCTCCAGACTCACGAGGACGAAGTGCTCACCCTTGAGCGCAGCCTCCGCTTCCCGCACCTTCCTGTAGTACGACCGCAAATCCATCTTTTTCTCCTGTGAATACAAAAAGGGGCGGGTCACCGGATTCAGCGACCCACCCCATGTACCGCCGGCGGTCTTGCCGCCGGTGCCTCTAGCTGTTGATCTGCACCGCGAAGTTGTTCCGCAGAATTGCGCACCCGTAGAGCACGTCAACCGTGAACTGCTGCGAAAGCGTATTCGGCTGGTAGCTCATCGTGACGCGCATGCCGAAATTGCCCAGCTCTGCGTACTCCGCAATAGCGCCCGTACCCGGCAGCGGCTGCGGCAGCCGGCGAATCACCAGCCCGATCGCATCCTTGCAGAACGCCAGGTTGTGCGTGTTCACGTTCGGCGACGTACCGGTTACCGGCACAAACTGCGAACGGAACACGAAGAAGTCCTTGATCTTCCCGATCGTCCCGTCAATCACCGCCCGCAGCCCCGCGTCTCCCACGTTCTGGTATTCGCTGAAGCGTGGAATCTGCCGCATCGCCGAATACGTGTTGCTGTCGACCACCAGGTACTTCGGTGTCATCGCCGGTACTTTCGCCAGGAACAGCGCCGTCTCCGCCTGATCGATCGACAATTCCGTCACCGCAGTCGATGCAGCGCCCAGCGGCGTGTTCGCCGTGAATCCCGCATAGAGATTCAGGAGTGAAGACTCAATTGCATCCGCGATCGCGACCACCGCCGGCTGCATGTAAACCTTCAGCAAATCCGGCACCGCGAGCACTTTCGTCACATCCGGAATCTGGAACGTCGCTTCCGCGTGCGTGTTCAGCACGATCTGCGCGTTGCCCAACACCGGATTCTGCGCCGTCACCGTGGCATTGCCGACACCGGTAACATCGGCCAGGTTGTTGGCCACAAGCTGCGGCGCGATCGGCACATTCACCGTGTCCCCTGCCTGTGCCAGGGTTGGTTCATAATCGCGATTCACCAGGTTCCCCATCACGAGGTTCCCGGTCAGGGCCGGCAAAGCATCTGCCGCCACCAGTTTGACAATCGCGTTTGCTACATTTTGAGGCGTAATTGCTGGCATGATTCTCCTTATTCCCTTCTTCGTTCACCGACCGCGGTCAGCCGTCACCGCGATGTCTGCGTCGTTACCACCCGCAAAATCTCCCGGCGCACCCCGTCCAGTTCCTCTTTGCTCATCAGCGGGCTGATCTTGTCGAGGTCGACGCCGCCCCCGCCCGCATGTGACGCTGCCTTCTGTGTGCCGCTCAGGCCCGTACCTCCCGCGATCCGTGCCGGCAGAAACTCCGGATTGTCCTGCACGAAACTCGCGAGAAACTCTCCCACCGGCTGCTCGCCGTGGTCACCGCGCGCTACCAGCTTTCCTTCCTGTGTGCGCGTGATGCCGTCCTGCACCGCCTTGTAAGCCAGATCGACTTTCGTCACACCCAGCTTTTGCAGCTCCGCGCGAATGTTGGCGCTTCTCTGCGCTTCATCCGCCATCGCCTGGCTGCGCTTGTTCTCTTCCACCAGCTCATTGACTCGCTTCTCGAGCTGTTCGCGCCGCTTTCGCTCTTCCTGCAATTCGGCTTTGTACGCCGGCTCCCGCCGCGCCGTATCCCGCCGCATGTACTCGTCGACCGCCTGCTGCACGATCGCCCCTACGTCCACTGCTTCACTCACTGTTCCTCCTCACTGACTGCAATCTTCGGAAACGCCGTGGGGCCAGGCTTTCCAGCCTGCCGCCGGGCTTCTGCCCGGCGCTGAACCTTACGGATTCTCGCTTACGCAGCGTCTTCAACGGAGCGATTCTTGCCACGGGCTGCTAGCCCTCCTGCGGCGGCGCTGCATCGATTTCTTCCGCAATCCGGTTCTTGATCGCCTGCCGCGCATCGCACAGATACTTCATGGCCACCCTCTTCTGCACCTGTTTGGTCAGCGTCGCCGACTGAATTCCCAGCGCCAGCAGATTCTTCGCATCCGCTACATCCGTACTGAAGTCGCTGATATCGAATTCGTCCATACCGGTAACGTTCACCACCAGCTCGTCCTGTCGCGCCGCCACAATGGCCGACAGCACATTGTGCAGGAAGTCCTTCACCACATCGCCGTACGCCCGCAGAATCTCCTGCGTGATGCTGAAGTCCCACTGCTGGCTCAGCCCCGACTGCTGCGCCCCGGACGCGTCGCTCGCCTGCTGCATCAGGTACGCCACGCGATAGATCTCGTTCTTCAGCCGTGTCAGATTGTCCGCCGCGATCTGGTAAACGTTCCCGCTCGGCTCGGTCCACCCGAACCGGTCGCCCGGCCCCAGCTGGATGTAATAGCTTTCCCCGGTGATCTGATTGAACTCGCGATCCGAATAAATCACCGGCATCGCGAACAGCCCCATCGTCAGCGCCCACCCCAGCGCGTTCGACTTGTTGAAATGCTCCAGCTGCAGCAGCGCGATCTTGTTCGTCAGCCACAGCCCTTCGCTCACCGACAGCTCGAATACCGGCACGCGCCCGATCCCCGCGAACCCGTGCCTCCCCTGATCCAGCAGTTCTACCGGCTTCTCATCGCCGTCGCGGCGCGCGTAGATCTCAAACCGTTCGCGGTCGTAATAGATCCATCGCTTCTCGCGCTTCCATCCGGAGCTGCGCACGCTGTCCTGTTTCAGCCACGACGTCCGGATCACCACCCACTCCAGTTCGCCCTTCGCGTCGTAGCTCCAGTTGATGAGTTCTTCCGCGCCGTAAGGCATCAGATATGCCCGGCT